AAATGACAACTCCCAGCCCGATCTATAACGCGGAACACCTTTGCCCACATACTTGGCAGCATTTTTAACAGTGTAGGGGCCTTGTGCAAACTTGCTCATGCTCGGACATTGCGGGCAGCATAGTAGTTTGGTTGCACAGGCTGTGACACACCCAGCAGAGTACTATTGCTGCGCAGGTTGTTGAGATAGTACGCAATAGTTATATCTAATTCTGCTGGTCCAGTTGCTGTTTGTATCTGTGCCAGCAGGGTCATGGCAGATATACCTTGTTGGTTGGCCACTCTGAATATGGCAGTTGTAAAGTTTTTTGCTGCTTCTCGTGTGGTATAGATTGATTCAAAATACGAACTCACAGCGTCCCATTCATTCACAGGAACAACAGATTCAAATCCGTAAAATTCGTCAAACACACGAACTGTGAGATCTATGTTGTAGTTGGTATCGTTAATGGTGCCCATTATTTAGGTGCCTTGGGAAATATTTGACTGTTGACTGAATTTGCAGCAGCTCTAACTGCGCCGGGCAAGCTGTTGCGCAGCACATCTTGTTGTATTGTTTTGGCATCGTTTCTGACCAAATCGCCAATGGAATTCCGTTTCAATGTGGCATTCACATTGAGAGCTTTTTGTACGCCACCCAACACATTGGCAAGACTTCCGTTGCCAGAGGTCAGAGCTTGAATATCTTCCATAATACCCACTCCTGCATCAAGTAGTCCGCCTTGCCCCAACACAGTGGCCTGACTGCCGGGTCGTGCCAGCGAACTTCTAATTTGATCGTAGTAATTTGGATCAGCAAACCCAACCACATTGGTGTCAGGTCGTGCTGCACCAATGGCACCAGAATAATATTTTACAGTTTCGTAATCTATTGTGACAGTGTGTGTCATTGTGCCGTTGCCTTGACTGTAGTCGTAGGTGTCGTGGCGCCAGTCTGTGATCATGGGATTTATCAACACATACGCAGCAAACTTGTGTTGATTCAATCCGTAAATTTTAATGTCTTTGAAAAATGCAGGTTTACCAGTGGCACTGAATGTACCGTCCGAGTATGATTCGCCAGCGTAGCCCCAGTCGTTTACAAAACGATTGCTGTAGGTATCGCTGCTGTTGTAACTGAATCCCGCAGGTGTTGTTTGTAAATCACCACTGTTACCATTGGTGTTGGGAACACCTTCGTATTTGTTTACTGGATCTTTGTAGTAGTAGTTAAAGTAAGTGTACCATAAATTACGAATTAGGTCGCCGCCGTCATCGTTGAATGTTATTTGAACCGGTTGATATTTAATTTTACTTTGTACCAAGCGTTTACGATTGTATTGGTTCAATGTATCCACACTGATTTGGTAGCTGGGAAGGTCAATTGTTTTAACCGATAACCCTATGCTGGCAACATTACCATTGCCCAACAGTTGTTGTACGCCGGGTATTTGTGGATTTAAATTGAAATAGGTATGGAACAGGAACTTGAGCCTAGGCGCAAGTTCGTATCCATTTGTGCGAAAGGTTTTACTAGCGTGGGTATAATCTCTTAACCCGTTGTCGCCAATGAAACCTTTGAGAAAATCTTGTCCAAAACTCATTAGAGTCCAGTAGTTACGCCAGTAGCAACGTCTCCTGCTCTACCAACCAATGTGCCTGCTGAACCAACACCACCACCAACAACTTGGTTGGCATTGTCAAATGTGATCGACAATCCAATGGTCATTGCTTCACTAGAAGCATAGTTGGCGTCGTTGTAGTTTACTTCTTTCAAGTAGCAACCGTACAATTCCCACGATTCAAGAACCACTGGTTGTACCGCGCCGTTACCGCCGTCCAGCACTTCAAATTTGGTAATGAACTTGTAGTCAATACCGGCACTGGCGCTGGCCATTTCCATAAAGTCCAGTTGTTTCTGTAGCTGTTCGCCAACAAGTTTTTGCACATTGGCGCCGGCATCATCACGCAGGTTGCAGGTGATATCATTCCATGTGTGTTTGCCAGCCAGTTTGATTGTGGAATTGTAAATTGGCAAATCAATCTGTGCAAAAGTAACAGTTGGCCGGGTAAAATCAATCACCTGCTTGGTCAATTCTGTTACAGGTGCAGCATTGTTAGCGGCTCCGAAATTTTCAAATAACACTCTGAAGCGATATTTGAGTTTGGGCATTAATACACCCTGTGTCGAAGCACTTTGGTCGCTGGCCAAAGGAACTGTCATTTTGCTTAGTGATGATACGGCCATTTGTTGTTCTCCTATATACTGTTATTTATGGTGGTTGAGTCTGGTCAAAAAAGGAGTGTTGCCACTCCTTTTTCCTTAGCTAGCTACGCCAGATATCTCTCCTGTGTTCTTGATACGCACTGGAATGTAGATGAATTCAACTGCCTTGACCGGCTCAATTGCAATGTCAACATACAACTCGTTACGATCAATACGAGCTGGCGTATTGTTTGTCAAGTCACAAACAACCAGGTAGTCATACAAACCACGCTTGGCAACCAAGTCAATCATCAGGCCGTCAATGGCATTTTTAATCTGATTACGAGTGATTTGATCGTTTGGTTCAAACAAATACTGCTTGCCAATCACATCTAGTCGACCACGAATGAACGCAACCAAGCGGGACACATTGATGCGATCCAGCGCACTTGTGATCGAAGTTGTTGTTTTATTACCAAAGTTGGTAATACCAACTCCAGGAATAAATGTTATTGGATTAATTGCATTTTCATACAGCACATCGCGCAGGCCTTGGCGAACGCCCAATGACTCAAACTCGCCTGTTCCTGCATTGATGTAACCAATTTGTAAAGCATTGTCAACTACACCACGGCGTGTACCAGCCGGAGCAAACCAAGGAAACGATACTTCGTCACTGCGGATAATTGTTCTAATCATCATGTGACTTGGCGCAGTTACCACTGGGCTACCACTCAAATCAGTTGTTTGGCAACTTGGATAGAACACACCCATGTACTGGTTACCGGCGATCAAGCCATCACCAGTGGGTAATCCTAGGCCATTGTTGTTGCTTGCCCAGGTCAAAATATCTTGCGGATCTAAACGCAACGGAGTGTCACCAATGATAAAACCAGTGTTGCCACGTTCATTGTTCAGTGCAATCATGTTGGGCATTAGCTCTGGATATGCAGGTGTTGCCATCAAGTTGAATTGACGCTGTTCTTCACGGATATCAGTGTTTGTATCAATGCCGGCTTTCATAGCAGCAACAATCAATGCTCGTTGAGCTTGGCGACCCATGTATGGGGAACCGTCGGCTCTCAGTCCACTTGCTGTTACCCATGCGTTGGTTTCAGCTGGCAATGTATCGTCTGGGAATGTGGTAGAGTTGAAGTAATTTACTTGGAAACTCTTGACATTGAATCCTGAACGGCGTGTGTTGAACAACAACATACCTTGTGGATACAGTGTTGGAACAGGAGCATCTAAATCCAAATAATCGTTGGTTAATAAACTAACAATTGTTGGGAAGTCACCTGTTATAGGATCTGTAGTGCCGTTGGGTGCCCAACGAGCATCCGCAAACAACACACCACTTTGTGTGGTTTGGTCAGTGTTGTCGATCGGAACCCATTGGTCTTGACCACTCACTGACTCCCAACGACTGATCACTGGATAGTTTTCTAAATCACTTGTGTCGATCCACAAGTCACCATACACTAGAGGAGACTCAGATTCATCAGTTTGTGTAACTGGTGCAGTGGCACTGATAATAGGACCAGTGGCATTGGTGTTGCTCAGGTCGTAACCACGAACGTCGTTTGTTACATTTTGATAACCTTGCCATGTTCCGTTGTCTTGAATCATAATGTCAACTTGATCAGTAGAACTGTAGTACCACAAACGACCGTCAGCTGGATCTTGATCCGGAGCGTCGGCACTGGCAGTGTAGGTGAATGTCGGAGCCGATACCCAATTGCTCAGTGATAGGCCGGTTGGTACACCATCAACATAGTGTGTAGCAACACCACGAACATTGGTATTAAAACCAGCGGTTGTAACTGGAGTCCCTGTTAGATTAATTAAAGTTATTTGGCCACCGGTGGCATGGGTAATCACAATTGCACCTGCACTATTAACAGAAGCACTGACGTAAGGAATATTTGCTGCACTGACTGCGGCAATAAAATCAGCAGTAGTAGTCCCAAGCAATGTAGCAGTAGCAGTTGTTGCTGTTGGTGTTCCTGGTTGTGTAGCAGTTATTGTAAAAGTGTTGCCATTGACAAACGGACCCGGGGTATTGTCGTCACCAGTAATCTCAGTTGCACCGGTAGCAAACCGTTCATAAATGGTTATTCCACTAGTGTTGTTGTTAAGTAAATCGGCTCGGCCAAATGTAGATCCGGCTGGGATGTTTGTGCCGCCACCGCTAGGGTCAAGAGCATAAATTGCTTCAAAAGTAGATGTATACAACGGACAAGCCTGTTGCACAAATAAAGCCAGTGCAGTGCTCCATTGCTTGACAGATAATGCAGCACCTTGATTTACACTTGAAATCTTTTGCCATACACTGCCGGTCGGGTGTGGCTGAGGCTGGCCAGAACCCCAGCGTGGTGCGCTCTGGCTTGGTGCAATCAAGAAAGCTGGAGCATAGAAGTCACCAGCAGTGATGCCTAATGTAGTCAACGGTGTACCTGTGCCAGTTGCAATTGAAATAATGCCGCCGTCGCCTGTACTACCGTCATTGGATGCAGTAGAATCGGCGTACATGTACAGTCTACCACCAATAGTAGCAGCATATACACCTGTGATATTTGCACTGTTGATTGCATCTGCAATACCATCCACTGTGTTGTTAGGGCTAACTGGCACAGTGATCAAAGTGTCGTTCACTGTGAATGTATTGCCAGCAGTCAATGATGTTGGAGCCAATGTTCCAGAAACTGTGGGCCATGAAGTTTTCCATTCATCGCTGCCAATCAACACCCAGGTGTTGTACAGATCTGACAAATCTACAGCGCTGGTCTGTGCAGATGTCGGGCCGCCGCGCTTGAAATATCCAGGATTAAATGTTGTGGCAGCAGTGGCAGCAGTGATGGCATAATCACCAATGCTGCCAACTGTTTGTAAAGGCACTGTGCTGCTAACTTCCAATTGTGTTGTACTTGTAATCACCAGTGGGGTTTGTACAGTAAACGCAGCGGTAGTTTCATTCCATTGAAAAATACCCCACTGTGAGGCGGTAGTATCTAACCAATAAGTGTTGTTGTTTGGCGATCCAGTTGGGCGAGTCAAGGTAGCTGTCAGCTCGGTCAAATCAATGTCCACACGCTGAACATAAACACGATTGCTTGCACCCAATGCAGAGTACGCAGCCAACAATCCGTATTCGTTCAGCTCGTAACCATTGATTGGTGTACCAGCAGTTGTTTTATAGAAGAATGGATTACCGTATGTGGCGGCCAAATCACGCTGACTTGTAATTAAAGTTACTCGGTTAGCGTTGGCTGCCAATGTTCCTGGTGCTACGCCTACTCCGGCAGCACTGGCTTTGTTCTGGGCAGTTGCCAATAAAATGTATGGTACTGAATTGGTAGCCGACGGAATATATTGACTCTCGTCAATGATCGTTACTTCTACGCCTGGTGATGTTAATGCCATGGTCTGGTCCTTTTCCTAGTTGCTAATATTTAGCGCTTGCACAGAAAAACCGTGGCGATGTTGTCCTTTAGGAAAGGTTTTATGGTAAATACATCATGGAAAGACCAATCTGCACTGCTTGTAATCAGAGATTGTGTGCTGTTAACTATTATCGCAACGGCATGGCACACTATAGAACGCGATGTGATCAATGCATCAAGAAAAAACGTCGCATCAAGCCGCCAGTGGCTCGATGGCAATCAGCCGGCTACAAGAAAAAAACCACCTGTGACCGTTGTGGCTTTAAATCAAAATATGCAGCTCAGTTGTTGGTATATCATGCCGACAGTAATCTGCACAATACCAATGCAATCAACTTAAAGACCATATGTTTAAATTGCACAGTTGAGATCAAGAAGTCTGATTTGCCTTGGGCGCCAGGTGACTTAGCGCCAGATCATTGACTTGCTCAAACAAGTCGTCGATGGTAGAGTCATTGAGCAATACTGCATCAAACTTGGTGCCTACCCATGCTGTTTCACTGGCATGTATTCCTAGTTTTTGCATCCGCACTTTAGCAGTCATATAGTTTAAACACCGATCACCGGCATTCATATCCGCAGCATCATTGTACCAGTCTGGTTCGGCACCGCGTTTTACACGAATAACAATGCCTCCTGCATCTTTAATTGATCGAATTTCATTAGGAAAGCGACAGTCACTGATAACAATATCGTCGGTGCTGTTTCGCAGTTTATTTTCCAATGAAGCAATCCATATATCATCATGAAACGCTTTTCGGCACACTTCAGTGCCCCAGTGTTGCAGTACCCAACGCGGTGTAAGATCGGGCATATCAAGCCGCTGAGCCCACCATGGATCAACTTGTTCGCGCCAGGCACGGGCTTGTGTTGTACGGCCTTCCAGCATGATTCGATCCCATCCAAACACCTGGGCTACAGCATCTTTTAAACTGTTGGCAAACGATTCTCGGCGAAATCCATGAAAGTTAGTCAAGTAATCCGCAACAGTGTCCTTGCCACTACCAATGAATCCGCACACACCAATAATCATGATAATTCCTTTACATTTAGATGTTGCAGGGTTGTCTGCAACATGGCAATTTGCCTACGACAATCTTCCAAAGCGTGATGGCTTGTGGGCGGCTTGGGCAACTCAGGCCATAGCCCAAACACAGTGCGACTATCACGCACTACATAAAACAACCACGGCAAGGGTTTGCCGTAACTTTTATATGCATGTTCAAGAATATTCATATCGTATGTGGGACCTTGCGCCCATATACGCTTGCTTTGCCATATCAGTTTACCCAGCTCGTCCAGGGCTTGATCCAACGGAATACGGTCTGCTTCATTGAATGCTTCGTCACGGGCGGCTGCGGGCTGAGTTGCCCACCAGTCTATAGTGTCTTGCTGTATACTGCGAGCGGATTGACTTTCAAGATCAATACGAGCATAGTAATGCCGTTCGTAGTAACCGGTGCCCAAGGGATCAAAGCTCTGGGCGGCTATGGTTAGTATTGTGGTGTCGGGACCTGTACCAAGTCCTTCAAGATCGATCATTAAGTCTGCCATAGTGTTAGTATAACAGATTTATGACAATTTGCCTAGCAGTGTTTGTTCAAACAACTGGTTTTATTAGCCAATTACCCAACTGAGTGGTTCGGATCCATCTATATAGTTCTTGAGATCTACCAATAAGTTATCCATTTGTGTCTGTGCTTCGCTTTTCATTGCAGCACCGTTTAGTGTGCCGCCACCTTGCGGTCCAGCAATAGTGCCAAACTTTTCACGAGCTTCACCAATGATCATTTTACAGTTGGCCACCATGTAGTCACGAATCCATTGTGATATTTGAAAGTCACGCAACAGATTGAATTCTGGCTTGAGATTGTAGGTCCACAACAGTACATTTTCGCCGGATCCGTTGGGATCGCGGATCAGTTGCAGCTTTTTAGTAACTGGATTCCATGTGAAGTTCATGTAACCACCAAACATTCTTGCGGCCAGTTCCACATATTGGCTGTAAAAGTCGTATGTGGCCAGACCGCCTGCTACATTGAAGTTCATGAGATACACGCTCATTTGTGCCTGAGCAAACGGATCAAAGTTTGATGCAAATGGGCCTTGGGAATTTCCAAATGTTCTTCGGAAGATCTGTTTGACTTGAATAACTTCCTGTGGCAAATCGTAGATTGCCACGCCGTCTACTAATTCCAAGTAACTGTAGCTTTCTTCGTAGGCATTCTGTGCTCGCTGACGATAAACTCCAAGAGTGCGTTGGTATGA